CTGAACAAACACTTCTTCAACGTGGCCAAGCATCCTCGATTGCAGTGGCTCATGGCCACAAGTGTGAGTCCGGGCTTGGGCACACCCAGACATCCCTGGATTGCCTCCCGGAAAAAAGAAGCGGGACTCAGTGCCAAACGCCGAGCACTCATGGCCATGTACCCCACTTACAAAGATGACGAAATCGATGTCATGTGCCAAATCACAACCCAAAAAGAAATAGACGCATATAACCGTGCCGCAGGCAACGACAAGAAATGACATTCACGTGTGAGTATTGTAAGAAAACTTTTATGAAAGAATCAAGTATGTTGGTGCATTCCTGTGAGCCCAAGCGCAGACGCTTGGCCCGGGATGAAGCAGGTGTGCGCATGGGATTCCAGGCCTACATCAAGTTCTACGAAACCATGCAAGGATCGGCTAAGAACAAAACACATGATGACTTTTGTGACAGCCCTTACTACAGAGCATTTGTTAAGTTTGGGAACTATTGTGTAAACACCAATGTAATTGCGCCAGCAAGATTTATGACTTGGTTGCTCAAAGCACAAAAGAAGATCGATCATTGGTGCAGTGACAATATCTACACAGAGTATTTGATAGAGTACTTGCGTGTGGAAGCAGTGGATGGTGCACTGGCTAGAGCGATAGAACACAGCATGAGATGGGCAGAGGAAACAGGTAATCCTGCACATGACTGGATGCGTTATGGTAATACCAATGCACTATGTTATGCTGTCACAGCAGGACGTATCTCACCTTGGGTGATTTACAATTCAGAATCAGGACAAAAGTTTTTGAGTGAACTGAGTACAGAACAAGTGGCCATGATCTGGCCCTACATTGATTCAGATGCTTGGCAAAAGAAGTTCTCAAACTATCCAGCAGATCAAGAGTATGTTAAAGATATATTGAACAAGGCAGGATGGTAATGAGCGCAGACATTGACATTGACTTTGCTGACAGAGAAACTGTGTTGAGGTTGATTCAACACACACCAGCACGACAAAGCAATGGGCGAAAGCACAACTCAGGTATCTATGTAACAGACATTCCTGTGGATCCTATTGCGGGCTGTGCGTCACTAGATTCAGAAACTGCTGAATCTCGTGGATACTTTAAATTGGACTTCTTGAACATGAGTGTGTATCAGTTGGTTCAGGATCCTGCACACTATGAACAAATGCTCACAGCCGCGCCACCTTGGGAACGACTGTGGACGGATCATGCCTGGGCCAGTCAACTGGTACACGTGGGCAATTACACAGATTTACTACGGGTAATGAAACCAGATTCAATCCCTAGGATGGCGGCTTTTATATCTATTATCCGCCCTGGTAAGGCACACTTACAAACTCGTCCCTGGAACGAAGTGTTTGCATCAGTATGGGATGGAGATGATTCACAGGGCTACACATTCAAAAAGAGTCACAGTATTTCCTACGCGGCCCTGGTGGCACTGCATATGAATCTCACGTGTCCATCCGTCGCACAAGCGTAATTGATTTTCTTTTTGACTTCTTGCGTACTATATCAAGTAAACTGCAAGCAGGACCGTGTAAGATTTCTAGATCTTTGTTGACAAAAGTTCGCAGGGTATAGCGAAACTGTTCCCAGTCTCGGCGTAGGAATATGTTTATGGGAATTGATCTATTGCTTTCCCACCACCAGGTGATGGCTAGTTCTAGGAACAGTACTTTGGATTCTTGATCCAAGATGCTGCCAAAGTCGTAGATAGTGGTAACAATATCGTCCCTGTTCTGCACCACACCCAGATATTCTGCATTGGCATAAACGCACAATGTCATAAAAGGATATTTTTCTGTCAATTTTTCAAAGATATTGTTTCCCATTGCGGTTATTTATGGTTTGCTAATTTTGGATAAACTAAATATAGCATGTATTCAACCACCGCATATCTTTACCAACAACTTGTCCGGGTTCTTTTGATAGACACCAGTGGCGGATATTTTACAGCGAGGTACGACCCAGTGTACGCAAAACAACTAACAATCAACAAGGGAGTGGATAACGTCCTACTCTTTGAATTTATCAATCAAGACCAAAAGCCTGTGAATATTGCAGGTTCTAGTTTTGTTTTCCGTGTGGTAAATCAAACAGGAGATGAACTCCTGATCACCAAGCCCATGGAAATATTAAGTTCTGCCCTGGGCAGAGTCAAAGTAGTACTTGACACCACAGACACAATCAACATTCAAGCACAACCTGCTAGTTATAGCATACAACGCACTGCTGGCGACTATGTACAGGCCGCTTATACAGACGCCAACAGTCAAGCACGAGCAGATTGCAACATTGTAGACTCAGTATTACCACAGCACATATCATCTGCAGAATGTACTGTGCCTGACATGTACGGCAAGAACAACTACTTTGGCGTAGGCCCAACACAATGGCCCGACTGGGCATTGACACCACAGCCGATCAATGCCATCCAAGCAACCGAATTCTACAGCAGTTTCATGCCCACAAATGGTTCAAGCCTGACCACAGTCAAGTATGACTTGGTGGGCTACACAGGCACAGTCAAAATACAAGCCGCCCAGAACTATGAATCAGTTTGGTACAATGTGACACAGTCAAGACAATACCTATGCGACACTGTGAGTGATTATCTTAACGTGGTTGGCTTCCATCCACTGCTACGCCTTGCATTCAACAACTCAATTGGCTATGGTGCTCAAGGTACTGTACAAGTTACAAATAGCATAGTAACTTCGATTAGTATAACCAATCCAGGTATATATTACGTGGCACCGCCCCTGGTTGAGATTTTAGGTGATGGGTCTGGTGCAACTGCTACTTGTACAATTGATCCAAATGGTGGAGTAGCCGGAGCCACAGTAACCAATGGCGGATCGGGCTATTTGCCAGTTCAATTCCAAAGCAACGTAAGTGCCACAGCACTGTTCACAAACGGACGAGTACAAAACGTTCAATATCGTTGATCTAGCGTAACTAATCTGTTAAACTATACAGATGCTAGATATCCTTGCTTACCTGCCCGCCAAAAGAAAACCCAGTCCCCAAGGCTGGTTGAGTTTCAATGCGGTATGTTGCACTCATAATGGTAATAGTCAGGACCGGCGTGGACGTGGTGGCATCAAAGCAACTGAATCAGGTTGGAGTTATCATTGCTTCAACTGCTCATACACAGCCAGTTTTGTTCTGGGCCGTACTGTTAGTTTTAAAGCCAGGAAATTACTAGGGTGGATGGGCGTGCCTGACAACGAGATTGACGTGCTCAATCTCGAAAGTCTGCGGCATCGTAGCATACACGGCATTTTAGAAGATCGACAACGAGTATTCAATACATTAAGTGCTATTGAGTTTGAAGAGTCAGATGACTTCCCCCCGTTTTCAGAAGTGGTCACTCCAGATCTTCCTTTATACTGGGACTACATTCGCCGGCGAGGTGTACCAGAAGACTTTCCTATAATGACATCAATCAAAACTGATGGTGTTCACTGGACTAGGCCGTTTGTGTTAGTTCCGTTTACATATGACAACCGAGTGGTAGGGTGGACTGCACGATTCTTGGATGACAAACAGCCCCGGTACATCAATCACTCACAACCGGGCTATGTGTTTGGTACCGACCTGCAACATGCTGACTGGCAACATGTGCTGGTGATGGAAGGCATCTTTGATGCACTTTCAATTGGCGGACTTGCTGTGATGCATAACACCATCAGCAATAGCCAAGCAAGGTTGATTCGCAGTTTTGGTCGTGAAGTCACTGTGGTGCCAGATCAGGATGTCGCAGGAGTGGAACTGATTGACCGTGCTGTAGAACTAGGCTGGGCAGTGAGTGTACCTGAGTGGCCCGAAGGTTGCAAAGATGTTAATGACGCTGTAATAAAACTGGGCAGATTGGGAGCCTTGCTAACTATTATGGCAGCAAGAGAAACTAGTAAAATTAAGATAGAAATAAGGAAAAGACAACTTGTTAAAAGATTACTCGCTTGAAGTCCAACGACTATTTCTAGAAATGATGTTGGAAGACGCCACAAGTTATGTGCGGGTTCAAAACATCTATAACGCACAAAACTTTGATCGGAGTTTGAGACCTGCGGCCGAGTTCATCAAAGAACACACTGACAAACACAAGACCATGCCCGACAGGTCACAGATCTCTGCAACCACAGGCATCAAACTTGCGCCAGTGCCGGACTTGAATGAAGGGCACTTTGACTGGTTCATGGGCGAGTTTGAAGCATTTACTCGACGTCAGGAACTGGAACGTGCAATTTTGAAGTCAGCAGACTTGCTGGAAAAGGGCGAGTTTGAACCAGTTGAAAAACTCATCAAAGATGCTGTACAGATATCACTCACCAAAGACATGGGCACAGATTACTTTGCTGATCCCAAGGCTCGCATTGAAAAATATTTCAACTCAGGCGGGCAAGTATCAACAGGATGGCCGCAACTG